TATGAAAGTTCTTGGAATAAATCTCGCAAAGAATGGATCAATCGCAATCGTCAATGATGGTAAACTAGAATTTTATCTTGAAGAAGAAAGAGTTACTAGAGTAAAGCGTGACGTTGGTGCTTATGCTTTGTGTGAAAAATTTGCTGACGACAGTATTGATGTAGCAGTATATTCTGACTGTTTCACAAGATATTCACTTAAGATCCATGGGGAAAGACTTGCTGCTAGAAAAAAAATAGAAGAACTTCTTTATTCTAGAGGAGTAAAAAAAGTTTTAGATTTTTCAAATCAACATCATGAATGCCATGCAGCATCTGCCTTTTATGGATCTGGATTTGAAGATGCTGTTTGTGTTGTGATGGATGGCAAGGGATCTGTTATCCGAAAAAACGGAACATTATTCTGTGAAACCGAAAGCATTTACAACTATGTAAATGGAGAATTTGTTCCTCTATTCAAGCATTATTCATGTTTCTATAATCGATCTGTATGTGAAAAACTTGGAGATCCTTTTTGGGATGGCAATAATTTGTTTAGTGATCGAGTAAGTATTGGACAAGCATTTAGATGTGTGTCTGGGCACTGTGGATTTGATGAAATTGAAGCGGGAAAAACCATGGGACTTTCTGCTTATGGTTCTGGTCCAGTCAATCTTTTTAATGAAGAATATGGGCACAGTCTTTGCAGTAAAGACATTTATCCTGTTAGTAATGATGGATGGTGTAGATATACTGGAGAAAAAACCAGCAATAAAGATCTAGCGTACAATCTTCAAAAGTCTGCAGAAAAACATGCACTTTATATGATTAAAAAAGCAGTTGAACTTTCTGGTAAAAAGAACGTAGTAGTTTCTGGTGGGTTCTTTTTAAATTGCGTTTCTAACTATAATGTGCTAAAATCTTTAGATATAAATTTATATGCTGATCCCTTATCTTACGATGGTGGACATGCATTTGGATCTGCAATGCTAGTCTCAGATAAAAAAACACCTATGAAAACTCTATACTTGGGTCCAACTTATGATCTTTCTCATATAGAAGGAAAAGATACCTCGTATGATGAAGTTGCACAGATAATTTCTGAGAAGAATATTGTCGCTATGTTTCAGGGAAGATCTGAGGCTGGTCCTAGAGCATTGGGTAATCGATCTATTCTTTACGATCCAAGAGATCCTAATGGAAAAGATCATGTCAATACGATTAAAAAACGAGAAGCGTTTAGACCTTTTGCTGGCACAGTTCTAAAGGAGTATGTTCATGAGTGGTTTGACATGGCAGGACTAGAAGAAAGTCCTTTTATGATGTATGCTGTAGATGCGTATCTTGATACTGCCAAATTCATTCCTGCAATTTTACATGTAGATTTAACGTGCAGAATTCAAACAACAACAAAGGAACAGAATGAGCATTATTACAATTTGATTAATGCATTCTATGAGATCACTAACGTTCCAATTCTATTCAATACATCTTTCAATCTTGCTGGTGAACCACTTGTAGAAACACCAGAAGATGCACTTAAAACTTTCAATAATAGCGATATCAAATATCTTTACTTCCCTGAAGTACAAAAACTTATAGTCAAATGAATATTCTAGGAATAAATCTTTCTAATAGTGGATCTATTTGTCTATTGAAAGATGGACAGATAGATTTTTATTTGGAAGCAGAAAGAGTTACAAGAAAAAAATATGACTATACAGTCAAAGAGTTAGTAAACTATGTAACTGACGTAGATATCATTGCAACAGTAGATTCTCATTGGGCTACATCTGAAAAAAATATGATCAGTGCTAGAGATACTGCATGTTTCAAACGTGCATTTCCTACTGCTAAACACATTGATTATAGAAAGTCTCATCATTTAGCACATGCTGCAGGAGCATTTTATAGTTCTGGATTTGATGAAGCAGCATGTATTATTGTAGATAGTAATGGATCTAATATTGCAGATAAACTAGAGATTGAAACCATCTTTCATGCAAAAAATAGTAGCAGGTTTCAATGGAAAACTATTCATAAACAATATTGGCAGTCTCAAAATCCTGGTATAGGAAAAGAATTTGAATATGTATCTAAATTTTGTGGATTTGATTATGAAGATGCTGGTAAAGTTATGGGGTTATCTGCATATGGATCTAATAAATTAGATTTGAAAGATCTTGCACGCAAATCAAAAGAAGATGCTGCATATACAATTCAAACACTTTGGGAAGAACGTGCATTAGAACTTGCCCATCTTGCATTGAAGAAGACTAAGTGTAAGAACCTTGTATTGTCTGGTGGATGTTTCTTAAATTGTGTTGTGAATTATAAGTTACGCAAACAGTTACCTAAAGATGTTAAAATATATGCTGAACCAATTGCACATGATGGTGGAACTTCTATAGGAGCTGCTTACCTTGCCTACTACAATCCCAAAATTAAAAATTCTTGATGTCAGTGCAACGATTGGATGCAATCTAAGTTGTAAAGGATGTAATCATTTTAGCAATTATTTTGCTCCTGGGAGTAAATTAGATACAGATAAACTCATCCAAGATGTTCACACAATACTGCCCAGGATAGACGTAGAACGTGTCTCAATCATCGGCGGAGAGCCATTGCTCAATCCACGCTGTAGAGACATCCTACACGCCTGTCTGGAGCACAAAGAGATAGTCTACTTATACACAAATGGTATCCTTCTCAATGAAGAAAACAGACAGTGGATTGAAAAGGACTTGGAAAAATATCCTGGCATGTCCTTACGTGTGAGTATTCATACTCCAGAAGTTATTGATAATATCAAGAAAGTAAAAAGTGATAAGGTTCTTGTCACAGAACACCATGATGGCAAAGATCGTTGGTTTAATTCTATCAAACAATCTAACGGTAAAGTATACCCTTATGCTCATAACAACATAAAACAAAGTTTTGAGTTGTGTTCTTGTCCAAATACACAACTCTATAATGGTAGACTTTGGAAGTGTCCTAATGCAGCGTTTCTAAAGGAACTTCTTTATGTTACTGAACAACTAGGAGATGATTGCTGGAAATCTTTTATTGGTGATGGACTACCAGTTGACTGTAGTGATGAAGATCTGGTAAAATTCTGTGATAACTCTAGTAAACCAGAACAAATATGTAACATGTGTACTGCTAGACCATTAAAGTTTAGCGCAGCATTACAAATCAACAACCATAAAAAAATTATTACAACCCAATAAATATTTACGAATTGAAATAACTATGCCCATATATCCTGTAAAGCATTTAGAAACTGGGGAAACACAGGAACTTGTTATGTCTGTCGCTGATTATGATCAGTGGAGAAAAGACAATCCCGAATGGGATAAAGATTGGTCTGCTGGTGTCGCTTCTGCCGTTAGTGGCACTGGCGATGTTTATAGTCGGACAGATGGTGGATGGAATGAAGTCCTTCACAAAGTTAGTAAAGTTCCAGGATCAAAAGTAAAACCTCAGAAAACAACGCACTTCTAATATGTCCTCAAGGAAAAAAAGAACTTCTTCCCAAGTCGGAGCTGGATTATCAGCAAAGCAAATGCAAAGAAAAAAACCTTTCAATGTCGATATGATGGTCGATATTGAACCTTTAACAGAAAACCAAACAAAAGTTTTTGACGCTTATAAAGAAGATAAAAATCTTTTTGTCTATGGTGCAGCAGGAACAGGTAAAACATTCATTACCATGTACCTTGCATTGAAAGAAGTCCTCAATCCTTTGACACCTTATAACAGAGTTGTTGTTGTAAGATCATTAGTTGCTACAAGAGAAATTGGTTTCCTTCCAGGAGATCATGAAGATAAGTCTTCCCTTTACCAAATTCCTTATAAGAATATGGTAAAGTATATGTTTGAGTTACCTACAGACAATGACTTTGAAATGCTGTGGGGTAATCTCAAGACACAAGAAAGTGTAAAGTTCTGGTCTACAAGTTTCATTCGCGGTACTACACTAGATGATTGCATTATCATCGTTGATGAGTGTCAGAACTTGAATTTTCACGAATTAGATAGTATAATTACTAGAGTTGGTGAAAATTGTAAGATCCATTTCTGTGGTGATGCATCGCAGTCAGACCTTATTAAAACCAATGAACGAAATGGTATTCTAGATTTTATGAAAGTGTCGAATTTGGTGTTGAAGATATCGTAAGATCTGGACTTGTCAAGAGTTACATTCTAAACAAAATTAATCTGGGTCTTTGATGTTTCAACACGTTGATATTGAGTTTCCCGCACTAAAACGGGAAACAATTGATGGAGTTCGTTATTATACCGTGGAAGGTAGACCGATGGTATCTATTACCTCGGTCACCTCCCATTATAATAAAGAAGTCTTCGTAAAATGGCGAGCGAGGGTTGGTGAAGAAGAAGCGAACCGTATTTCTAAACGCTCCACAGATCGTGGTACGAAAGTACACACCTGTATAGAAAACTTTCTTTGGAATAAGGATGTTCCAGACACTGATCCTTTACCAAGGATGTTATTTACTCAGGCAAAAAAAATCCTGGGAAATATAAATAATATTTACGCTCTTGAGAAATCTTTATACAGTAAAGAGCTAGGTGTTGCAGGAACTGTAGATTGTATTGCTGAATATAATGGTGAATTAGCAATCATCGACTTCAAGACTGCAGAAAAACCAAAACCAAAACAATGGATCGAAAATTATTTCGTGCAAGCAGCAGCGTATGCTTGTATGTTTTATGAAATGACTGAGATACCAGTAAAGAAACTTGTCATCATCATGACATGTGAAAATGGTGAAGTCGAAGTTTATGAAGAGTATGATAAGAAACAATATATGGAAAAATTAGTTAAGTACATTCAAAAATTTGTGGAGGACAAACTAAATGACTACAAAAAGTGAAATCAAATCTATTATCAAAAGTAAATTCTTATGTCAAGATAAGTTTACTAACGACATTGAAAACATTGTAAAAGATAATAAGGATATGAATTACATTGAAGCGATTTGTTTTTATTGTGAACAAAACAATATTGAAATCGAATCTATTGTAAAACTTATTTCTAAACCACTCAAAGAAAAATTAAAGTGGAATGCAACTAACCTAAATTATTTGAAGAGAACTTCTAAAGCGAAATTTTTTATCTGATGGACAAAGAACTGAAAGAAAAGGTTGATTATGTTAGAAATCTAAAGGGGTTTTGGGTAGATAATTTTAAACAAATTACTGTAGATCAAATCACAAATCTAGAAAAGCAAAGACCTACTACAAGACTTCTTAGCATTCATACTATGAATGGATGCAACCTTTCTTGTAGGGGATGTAATCATAACAGCAGTTTACTATCAGGAAAAAGTTCTGTAGATATTGATCAGCTAATAGAAGATATTGAAAATATTCTTCCAAAGATTTATGTTTGGAGCCACGTTAGTATTATTGGCGGAGAACCTTTATTAGAACCAAGAACAAAGGAAGTTACAAGAATTGTGAGAGAACTTTGTTATGGTGAACGAGGATCGCAACCATGCAACGTAAAATTATTCAGCAATGGTTCTAGGCTTCTTCAAGAAAAAGAATGGATTGCTGATGAAATGCTTAAAGGTGTTATTTTTAGACTTACATTTCATCGCCCACCATATACTCAAGCTGGTAAAAAAGACTGGGAAAATGGGTATGAGTTTGCTCAGTACTTGATTGAACGAGGAGTTGATATTGATAATACATTTGAACTGAGTGAGGCGTATTTGCAACCAGATAACAAACCTAGAATTTGGTTTGATATTGTAAAATATCAATTCAATGAAGATGGATCAATAAAATACTATCCTCATGAAGATGGTAATCCAGTGTCTAGTTTTAGTCATTGCACTTGTGCTAATTCTCAATTATACAATGGATACTTATGGAAATGTCCAATGGTAGCATATTTAAGAGAATCGTTATCAGCAACAGGTCAATTAGAAGATCCAGAATGGCAAAAATATCTTGGATATAAACCAACTAGTATCAATGATACTGATGAAGCACTTAGAAGTTCCTTTAGGGAAGTTGTAGAGCCTGGTTGGATATGTAATATGTGTCCAAGCAGACCAAAAGTTGAATATGCTGCTAAAATACAATTGAAAGGACAGAAGAAAACAGTTGAAATGTTTAATCCCAAAAACTATGAACCCGTTTGATACTTATAAACAGTATCTTGCATTTAAGCAGCATTTCACAAGAAAAAATTACGATTACTTTAGATATGCTGGTAAGTCTAGGGCAAGTCTAAACTCATTCTACAAAAGAAAAGACAGATATTTCTTTGAAAAAATGTCAAGGAAGTATACTGATGATGAAATCAAATCATTTTTCATCGCTAACTTTGTAGCGTGTGATAATCCAGATGCTCTATGGATTGGTGAGATTATTCGATCTGGTGAAAGTGTATATTCCTCTTGGCAAGGAAGGCAGCAGAGTTTGTTCTATCAGTTCAAGCAGCATACAGAAGATATGTTGATTGAAGACAACCTAGAAGGACTTTTTGATACCTCAAAGCAACATCCACCAATCTTAAAAAATTTCCTGAGCGGGAATATTAGTATTGAAACACTTACCATTTATGATAAGATATTCCTGTTCGGGAATGATTTAGATAAGAAACTAACTGACCCAATTTGGGAAGCGATCAGTCTAAAACTAAAGAAGTATGCACCGTTTCTAAATATTGATACCGCCAAATATAAACAATATTTGCGGGAACGACTATCGGAGAAGACGCATGGGTAAATTTTTTCAGTCTGAAATTATCCGTGAAGAGATGGAGGACATCTTTAGAATTCAAAAAGAATTATACGAAGTCATTATTCAGTTCAGTTCATTTAGTGACAAGGAAAAGAACGAACACATTGAAAAACTAAAGACACTATTAGATAAACAAGAAGTCATGTGGACAAGACTTTCATTGTCTGATGATCCAGAAGCACTGGAAATGAAAGAGAAAATCAAGATTACATCAGCAGCAATGGGTTTCAAAGATGTTGATATGTCAATCATCTTCAATAACATGAGAAGAACTCTTGAAAGTTTACAAAAACGCCTTGACACCCCATAAATAGCGTGTTATGATGTAACAGGTGATCAATCCACCCAATCCAACGAATACAAAAATCCCATGTCTTTCGCAGATCTAAAGAAACAGTCTCGCCTTGGCAGTTTGACTTCTAAACTGACAACTGAGATCGAAAAAATGAATAAGGGCACTACTGGTGGTGCCGATGATCGTGTATGGAAACCAGAAGTAGATAAAGCAGGTAACGGTTATGCAGTGATCCGTTTTCTACCTGCACCACAAGGTGAAGAATTGCCTTGGGCAAAAGTATGGTCTCATGCTTTCCAAGGTCCAGGAGGTTGGTATATTGAGAACAGTCTGACCACACTTGGTGGTAAAGATCCTGTTTCGGAGCACAATCGCATTCTCTGGAACAGTGGTAGTGAAGCAGATAAAGAGCAAGCACGTAAGCAGAAGCGTAAACTTACTTACATCAGTAACATCTATATTGTAAAGGATCCCGCTAATCCTCAGAACGAGGGTAAGGTATTTCTATTCAAGTTCGGCAAGAAAATCTTTGATAAGATCACTGCTGCCATGCAACCTGAGTATGAAGATGAGCAAGCGATTGATCCGTTTGACTTCTGGCAAGGTGCAAACTTCAAGATGAAGATCAAGAACGTTGCTGGTTATCGTAACTACGACAGTTCTGAGTTTGCAAAACCTGAACCGCTTCTGGATGATGATGATGCACTGGAAGCAATCTGGAAGAAGCAATATTCTCTTGAAGAGTTTACTCGTCCTGATCAGTTCAAGACTTACGAAGAACTGGAGAAGCGTATGAACAGTGTTCTAAATCCTAACGCTTCTAGTCGTCGTGTTGATCCCGATACGTTCGATGAAGAAGAGGAAGTTGTGATGAAGTCTCGTCAACAGATGAAGGAAGAAGAGCGTGTTGTGAAGTCTTCTCCTGCTCCTGCAGCAGATGATGATGAAGATGATACCCTATCATACTTCCAGCGACTTGCTGAAGAGTGATTTCAAAATCGACTTTTGATTCCAAAAAAAGCGGGAAAAAAATTCCGCCAAAAAATCGCCAAATAGGTTTTTTGGGAGTTAGCGTGGGGATAAAATCCTCAAGTTAGCTCCTTTTTTTGTACGATTATCAATATATTGGGAACTATCGGTATAAGTCATAATTTCACGCATGTCATCAATTACTGTTTGGAGATATTCTTCTCTTAAAACGTAAATGGTTCTCTTTTCATCATTTTTTGTAATTTCATAATCATAGTTTGTTACTGGATTTACGATATTTGCTCCAGAAAGCACTTTATAAGTACCAAAATTGGAATATTTAAACTGAAAATTAGCATCAACAATTAAACCCGATTGTAATAATAAATTTCCTTCACTATCACGAACTTCTTCTGTTTCATAGTGATGAATTTGCTGTAAAAGTTCAGCACCATACTTATTCATCAAATAATTGTTAAATTCTGCCTGTGACATTGGCCATTCTTCTCTAACATTAATGATATTGTTAGCAATTAGCACAATCCAATCTAATTGTGGACTATTGTATAGTGCTTGTGCTACATTATCTGGACGATCATCACCAATTATTGAATATTTGTCAAATACAACAGCATTTTGAAAGAAGTCATCCCTAATTTTAGCACGTTTGAATAAATTTTTTACACGAACATAGTCGTAACTTGAATTACGATTATCTGTGAATGATGGTAATAGTAAATCTGGAAATAAGTCGAAATACGCCATTTTAGAAACCTATCTCATCGAATGTGATCTCATCACCAGCAATACCACCAAGAACATCATCCACACTAGGATCGTTCTTTCCGAGGTAATCTTGTTCAAAGATTGGTGTTAGTTCTGTGAATGATAGTGTCATATTTGTTCTAACTGGCATTGATACAGCATTTGGATCTTCATATGACTGATATACTCCTTCAGGAGTATAATTGAGCTCACATGCTGTCAAAGCACAGATTTTAAATCTATTTAATCCTTTTATATTATTTCCACCATTACCCTTGTATGAAATTCTGAAAATATTTGGTGATCCTATGAGGATAGTTGTAGATTGAAATTTTTTTGGTGCCATTCCTTGTCTAAAAAATCTCATTACACGTCTAGCTGCATAAGCATCATCTAAACCAATTGGAGCAAATTCAAAAGTGAATGAGAAAGATCTAAGTTTAGGACCATTGAATAATAGTTCAAGATTTGGATTAATCGTTGTTCCAGTTCCTCTTGCAATAAATTGTGCGGGATCTACGTTAATACCAATTTTTCCCAGAGCATATTGTGCAATAAAAGAGGATAGTAGCAATCCTGCTGGTGTATTTGCTCCAAAATTACCCTGCATCACTTGATCCATAAATTGTCCAAATCCACTAAAAGCACCGCCTAACGTACCAGCAAGATTTCCTCCCAATGCTTGTTGAGCAAGAGGAAGAGCACCAAAAAATGCAGCAGCTTCTACTGGATTAGCACGATCTTCTCCCCAACTTACACCATTAGATATCGCTAATTGATTTGGAATTGGTAATTTCACCATTCCAATAAAATCTCTAAGATTTGAATTTCTAGTTAGTCCTTTAGTTACAATACCTGCAAAATTAGTAGTAAATTGATTTTTTCCAGTAATTAAAAGTTCTTCTTGAGGTGCTCTATAAGTAAATTGCTCTATCAATACATGATCTTGGGTATTTCCATAAAGAGCATCTACTGGATATGAAATAATTACAGGATCTTTAGATCCTGGTGGATTTAGTGACTTTATAGTTTCTTCAGAACTACCTAAAATTTCTTTTACGAGATCTGGATCAAGGGTTAAAGCTTGTCCAGATACTGGATCTGATATAGGCGCTGCTGGGGCAGATGGTGGAGGTGTTGTCGCTTGTGGTGCTGCTTGAGGTGTACTTACGGAAGCATTCCATGCTGCAGAAGTTCCTGATTGATTTAAAGCTTGATCAATTTGTGCTCCTGTAGATCCACCTGGACCTCTATTTTGAGATTTATTTTGATTTTCTACAATCAATTTTAATCTTCCAACTTCGTCATAATATGCTGTTTGACCAGGTTGTCCATCTTCCATGATTTTTTTAAAATCACTTTTTGATGGAGTTGTATATTCCCAAGGCAGAGAACCAAAATTAATTTTGTATACTTTTAAAAAATCTCCGTTGGCAGTATCTTTACTATAAAATCCTGTAAATTTTTTACCAGGATATCTAGGATCAGTAAACTGAAATGTGCCAAAGTGGATACCATTTTGCTCTGCTGTTCTTACTGGTTGCTTTTTACCAGCAGGTTCCTTTGGAATATATCCTTTAGGGGTTGCCATTATACTACGCTCCTAGGATCAACTGCAACTTCTGTACCACGAAAACTTTTAACAAACTCTTCCGCAGGTAATTGTGATGCAGATTGCCATTCTTCCATTGCTATATCTATGAAGTTGCTTTCTACTTCTGTTTTCAAGTATTTATGGAACCCAGTGCTGCCAAATAAAAATTCTTCCCAATTCTGCACGCCGCTAGATTGTGCTTCTTGAAGCATACTAATTACACTCATCCTTTGGTTTCGTGGATAATAATGTAAATTCATCCCATAAAATACTTCATTCAAATTAAGGACAATAAAGCAAAGTGGGTTTTTATCATAAAATCTTTTATCTGATGTTACTGCTCTGTAGCGAAATAACATTAGATGTCCGACTTCTGGAATAATTGTGATTTTTGATTTTGGAA